AATCTGATTAAGACAAACCATAAGAACTTTTTGATTAGCAATTACACCTGTAATCTTACGCATACCTTTAGATATGGCTCTAGCTTGCAGACCAATACTTTCTTTATCATAGTCTCCAACAAGTTCTGCCTTAGGTGATGTAGCTGCAACTGAGTCCCAAATAATAGTTACAGGAACGTCTTTATTCATTGCTTTTGCTTTAATAATTGTACTTTCTGAAATTGATAATACTTCTTCAGTACAATGTGTATCAACATAAACAAATCTTTTTGTAATATCTACACCTAACATTCGTAAATTTTCAACGGATGTTGCATTCTCAGTGTCAATATACACTACAATTCCACCCATCTTCTGGGTAGACTTAGCAATTTGTGTAGCAATATGTGATTTACCTATAGAAGGAGGACCAAAAATCTCAACAATGCGCCCTTCTGGCAAGCCGCCGTCTCTTTGATTAGATATAATATAATCAAGTTGTTTAGAACCAGTACTAATCCATCGCTTAACATGTGTCGGAGATTCATCTGTACTTAGATTATAAGCAACACGAGTACCTCTTTCTTTGTTCAGTGATTTAATAAGGTCAGATGTAAAGTCATCTAACTCTTCTTTTTTCTTCTTAGCCATGTATTTCTTATCCTTTGATTAAATTATAATTATAGAGAGTCCAAGTCAGCAAATGCATCGTCTAGAGAACTGTACTTTCCACTAATTGCATCTGGTGAATCATCAGCTTTCTTGCTTTGAGAAAAAGTATTACCTCTTGTAGTACCAGAATTAGATTCCTCTTCATCACCGTTAAGCCAAGCATTGATAATATTTTCTAGCTCTGCATAAGTCTTAAGCTCGAATAAGTTGTTTACATCTGGAATGTTATCAAGCCAATTTTTAGCTTTGCTGCTGTCCTCATTCAAAGGAGAATCTTTACCTCGAGGTCGAACATCAGTTGTAGCCCACATTTTACCTGGTGTCTTAGTACATGTAATACGTACATCACGTCCTTCAAGTGGATCTGTAATATCACCGTAATCTTCATCTAACATATAATTTAGAAGTGTTTGATAAACTTGTTTACCAAATGCCCATAAACGAACACCTTTTTCTTCTTCACCACGAACGATTACTGGAGCATAACAACGCATTTTAGGATATAGCTTTTTAGCTAATTCATATGATTCTTTAGAACCTTCATCACGAAGTTTTGTAATTAGTTCTTGAATCGGATCAGGTTTTCCAAACTGATAAGGTGAAAGAAGACCGGGATTATTACCGATGTTGTAATAAAACATAAGCTCTTTAAAGGGTTGACCATCATTATCAGGATATGCAATTAAACGAACAGTAGTTTCAGTACCTTCTTCAGGTCGCCACATTGTATTTTTCTTGCTATTTTGTCCAGATAGTTGGTTTAGTTTTTTACGGATTGCTGCTAAATCGATAGCCATAATTATTGCCTTTCATTTTTAATGAATATATTTTTAAATTTTTTATTGGTAATTAATAATTTTTAATTTGTTGTTTTGTACCAATCGTGAAATGATTATAGTACATAATTTTCTAATTTACACGTCAATGTTTAATTTATTTTTTTAATTTCTTAATTTCATCAATTACTGATGCTAACACTTCAAATGTGTCTTTTATTTTTTGCATATTTACATTATCATAGTCTTCTTGACTAGAAGTTGTATGCCATTTCTTGTTATTCATAACGTTGCTTTTAAACATTCTAACAATACTATTTGCTTTTTCTAAAGTAGGATTGTCAATCAAGCTAGCAATTAAGGAAGTTAAAGTATAAAAATCCTCAGGACTGAAGAATATTCTTAGATTATTAACTATATTTATTTCTGTAAGAGTTTTAGCATAGTTTAAAATATTAAAACCTGTAGAATTTTTTCTAACTTGATCGCTTGTTATAGCTGATATATCTTCAGTTTTAGTTGCCATAACAACATCATAAAGACTACTTGCTGCTTTTGCTACAGGTACTTGATTTCTATCAAATGCTGGAATAAATGGAGCTTGAATTCTTTGTATGTTTTGATAATTTGGATTAACTATTTTAAATCCTATTTTATCTTTTATTGCAACAAAAAGTCCTTCAAAAGGCGAATTAGAAGAAATTAGTGAGCCGCTTAAGTTTGTAAGTAACAAATCAATAATCTGTGGCTTTACCTCTCTTGCAATATAACTTTTATATCTTGCTTTAGGTGCCATCTCTAACTTTTGTTTTATTTCTTGTAGTTTTGATGTTAATTCTTGTGTTATAGAAGGAAGTCTTTCAAGCTGCTTCGGTGATAAGAAAACAATGTTATACTTAGGATTCGTCATTGCATCTGAATCTTCTGCAGAAAACTGGCCTTCATAGACTGAAGCATATTCTTTTCTTCCTTTTACGTCGTATGATATATAGTCACCTTTTCTATAATCAGCTTTTATTGACTCTATACCAAAGTATCTATATTCACCTTCAGCCAGAGAATGAGGATAGCTAAATATAAAAGCTTTTTTTATACTTGGCGATGCGCCTCTACTTCTAAAGAATACACCAAAGTGTATGCTTCTTACAAAACGTGAAGAAACCTTATCACCTCTATACTTTTGAAGTTTAAACTCTTCTTTAGTGTATAGGTCTTTATAAGTAGCTTTCATTACATCAACTTTTGATGCAGGCTTTCCTTTTTCTACTAAGAGACTTTTAACTTTGTCAAAATTGTCTTTAGTTGCTGCATAAACATTGTTTTTACCTGTACTTGTGCCTTCTAGTAAAATAGAAACGTGTTGACCGCTAAGCTTTTCAGTCATGCTAATATCATAGCCTTCAGTTGCATTACCGAGCATGTGATCGACAAATGCTAGTAAGTGTTCTTTAGGTACGTTTTCAATCTGTGGTGTTCTTGTACCTTCAAATAAAAAGTTATAGTTTTCTTTTAAAGACCTTTTTTTAGAAGGCCCGTGCTTTAAGATATACTGTACAGACTTTTTACTATTACTTCTCAGTTTTTTGTCGCTAGATTTAGAGCTTTTATATCTAACTTTGCCACTTGGTCCAGTGCCTAAAGGAGTTGCTACTCCTCCTATGCCTCCAGCAACACTCATTTCTTCTAATTCTTCTAAAACTTCTTTAATATATTGCTTTAAATTACTCATAAACAACCTTCTTTTTATATAGTTTATATATTAAAAAGGCACAGTATATGCTCCATTGATTTCATCAAATTCATCTTTTAATGTTGCTTCATGTGCAAGTGATAAAATTAATGCAAGTCTTGGTTTATGCGTATTATAGAATTTATTATCTTCTGTAGACATATCTTTTAATAAAAATACTGCATTCCACTCGTCCCAAGAAAGTCTTATGTTATAATTCTGCAAAAACCACAGAGTCATATCATTGATTTGATATTTTGGGCATCTTTCATTCCAGTCAAAGTATTGTCCTAACTTATCTTTATGCCAGTCTGAAGTTGTTTCTGTATATCGATCTTCAAAAATTGTTCCTATTCTACCTACAACAGAAAGAAGACTGCATTTTATAATACTTGCTTTATTAATATCATAATTCAAAGCCTTACAGAAAGCATTTGCATTTTTTGCTAGTCTTAAAGAATAATCTACAATACCTCCAATTCCACAAAAAGGCTCTTTTTCTCTTTGTGAGAAAGAAGCCATAATAATTCTTTGTCCTTGTTCTTCTAATAGTTTATCAATGTTCTCGTCTTTAAGAGAATTAAGTAAACCTTCATATTTTGTCCATAATTTTTCAAAGTCTCGTTGTTTATACATTAAAATGTCTCCGATAGATTGCCTATGTCAATTGGGAAATGTCCTAGTTGAGGACAAGTATATCCTGTTTTTACTATACTTTTACATGCATCAATATAATCTTTATGCACATCTAATACTAATGCATCATGAATTATAAAGATAGGCTTGCATAAGTCTAAATTAATTTTATCACACAATTCTGAGAAGTAGCTTAATGCTACATCAACAGCTGTAGATTGTATGTAGTTATTTACTATTTTGTTTTCTTTGCTTTCTTCGATATTCCATATAGGGCGGCCAAAAAAGTTAATTCTGCAACCAACGTCGTGAACGTAAGAAGCTTTTTTTGTAATAGACATAAGATTAAAATAGTTTTTTGTTGCTTCTAATACTAACTTGCTTCTTTCTTGACTTAAACCTGAAATTGTTGATGTTGCACCATATAATGTAGATATAATACCTCTTTTAATAATAACACGATCTACTTCAAAGTCAAGCATATCAGCAATTTCTAGATAAATATCGTCTGATGCCTCTTTACCGTTTATTTTTCTTACAACTCTAGGTTCTAATGTCTTGAAGTCAATATATAATAGCTCGCCTTTTTGCTGCCATCTACTCTCAAATATTTTTCTACACCTTGCAGGAAGAGTTAAAATATTAGGACTTTCTTTTGTTGTAGTTAGTCTGCCTGTTATAGTATTCGCTTGATTATACTTTATTTCTTTACAATAACCTTTAATAGGTTTAAATTTTTCTAATCCTGAACTTATTGTCTCGTTTTTTTCTAACTCTTTAAATACTCTAAATGATAATCCATTTATTCTTGCAGCAAATAAATTTTTAAATATTTTTTGATTTTTCCTTAGAGTATTTAAATAATTTAATTTCTTGTCTAATTCATAAAGCTCACCTTCAGCTAAGTTTACGTCTTCTTGATACTGTTTAAGAAAATGGCTTGGTAACACTTCTTCAATTATACTTTTATTTATAATCATTGAAATATATTTGTTCCACTTATCTAACTTATTAATGTTATATAATTTATATTCTGTACTATTCATGTACATTATTATACAATATTAAAATTAAATTTACAAGTCAAATTTTAATCATTAATTATTTAACTAATTAAAGTCTACAAAACTTCTTTTTATAACACTTTCTATGTTTAAATTTATTTCTTTTGTTTCGTTTTTCTTTCTAGCATTATTGTATTCAATCTCAATTATTAATTTTGAATTTTTAACTCCTACAACAGTAACTTTTTTCATATTATTTTTTCTCTGTTTAAAAATATCATTTGAAAGATTAACATTTAAATTGCTTTCAATAATGCTATCACTAATTGTTTTATATTTGTTATCAACAACTTCTATTTCTTTTTTTTGAATTACATTTTTGCTGTCGTTTAAAGTATAAGTATAT